CAACGTTGTCGTTTAAAAACTGGAGCTTGTCCTGTGCGGTGAACGATGCATCTATCACCAGGTTAATCTCTATAAACTTTTCGGTGATATCTGCCAGAACTTCATGATCTACTATGGTACTTTCCCCGCTTGATTTGATGATGCTGGTTACCATAAACTGGTATTTGCGCTGCTCACGGTCCACCCTGCTAAACTCCTTAAAGGTGGCCATCTTGCATTCCTCTTTTTCGATGTGCTTTTTTTCCACATCGTCCCAGCCGGCCGGGTTAATAAATGAAATCTCTTTTTGAAAAGTTGTGGTCATATACCTTTTTCTTAAATTCCTAAGTCGCGTGCCAGCCAGTCAATACCTACCAGGGTTTCTTTATCCTTTGCCTTGATGGCTGAGCTGTCGGTATTGCAATTCACGTCGATATAACTCTTTCCAAAACCACCGGTTAAGGCGGCAACGGATATGACGGCGGCGTTGATCTGGATGGATGATTTAAACCCGCAGAGAAGCAGAATCGCATTTATTTCGCCCAGCTGCATAGATATTTTTCCGTCAAACTTATCTTCGTTCGATTGATTGCCAATTGCCCTGCGGCTACCGATCGCATAAATCAACTCACCGCTTGAACTATCGTTAAAATCGAAACTTGCCACGGTAAGCAGCGGAAAAGATCTAAGTCCTAAAGCGGTTGGTATCGTGATCATGATGCTGCACGTAGCAGAATTGATGATGAGGCCGTTCAAATCCATTATACAGTGATGCTAAAAGTTACAATACCGGTTACATCACCCACAATGGTGCTCCTGGTGATGGTAAGCGTGAAAGACAGGTTACCGTCGGCATTATAGGTTGGGCCGCTTATGGCTAATGTAGCGCCTACGATATCATCATTATTTACTAATGGTACAACGTATAGCTTATTAAAAGCATTTTGCTGGTTGGCAACCCACACCGGCGAAATTGCCCCGGTAGAAGGTAGCGACGGTAAATTCTGTCCCTTAAACTGGGTAAAAAAGTTAAGCGCATCGGCACTCAGCGCATTGGCCACCCGGTTATACTCCTGCTGGCTCTCGGCCAGGGCGGTGCTGGTACAGGTAGCTGCATCGTTCCAGTAAAATCCGCTTTCGCCAAACTGGGTGCATAAAAACATATACTGGCTGTTGCCGAGTTGTGTAAAATCACCGTCAGGCCCCTGCGCCAAACTGCCCACCGGCGTGCCGCCGGTAACCGCAAACGCGCCGTTTGAAGTGGTAAAGCTGGGATGGCCGGTTACAACGATAAACGTTTGCCCGAATGTATAGGTGATGCCGTTATAAACCAGTTCAGCAGCTATAGTAGGACCGAATACGGTATATGTTTTACCAACCTCCATTACGCCGCCTGTGCCTGATATTACGTTTTCACCAACAGTAATACCATTGGTTAAATAGGCCGTTGGGGTTGGCACCGGGCCGTCTGCTACTGCACCAAATCCATGTCCTAAACTAATCCTCGCAAACCGGCCCAGTGCCAATCCTACCGCGCCAACGCCGTTAGGCTGCGTACCGGTTATACAAAGGCTAACTGACTGCGCATTCTTATTGGTCATAGTCGGCAATTGAGCCGGGGTATAAGCCGGGTTCATATTGTTGCCATCTACTACGGCGCTCCATTGAAAATAATTCCTGAACATCGCCAGCTCTGTAGCCTGTATAGCTGCCAAAGCTGTCAGTACATCCGGCGCAAAATAACCAGAGGCGTTTACCGAAGTAGGAACGGTATAGCAAAAACCAATCATCTTGGCACGGTTAGCCGGGTTAGCCTGAGCAGTATAACGCACCAGGCTTTGGAATGTGGATGTGGTAACGTAAGTGGTAAAATCGTTGGTTACGCCCGGCACTACGTACCATAGCAATGCGCCATCATTATTACCACCATCGTAAAACTCATTCAAATGGCCCCACATGTACACATTATTGGCCTCGTCAAAGGCCTGGCTCATGCCTAATGCTTCGCCTTCGGCAAGGCTGCTGAGCAGGTATGCCGTATCCACGGCCAAAGTGTTGCCGATAGCTATCCCGCAAACAAAGATCATCATGATCCCGTCGCTGGATGGCGGCGAACCGACCTGGTTATTATTTACCGAAATATCAATATTATGGCTGGCCATGGTTTATTTTTTATATCGGATGCCGGAATTGTAACGTCGGAATTGTTTTACTTTTTAAATCCGAAATTGAACATCCGAAATTCGAAATCCTTTATTACCGTTTGTATTTACTGTAGTCTATCTCACCTGAAGGCTCAACAACGTCGCCGCCAAAGTGGCTGTCGTTCACCTGGATGCTCATCACTTTTGACGGGCTGTTTGCTGCTTGTTTCTTCAGCATCTCATCCTGCATTTTGCTGTTCATCAGCAGGCGGTCTAATTCTGCTTTACTTTTAGGCATGTTCGTTCTGTTAATTTTTACACGATAGGAAGCTTCCTCTGAACCGCGGTTATAATTTTCAGCATGGTTCTTGCTTTCATCCTGCTGCGTAGATTCAAGTGGGTTGTAAACATAAACCGGGAATACGTTCCCGTCGCCATGTACCCAAACCTCGTTGTAAGCCTCCACACAGGCCCTGATCACCTGGATGTTTTTTTCGTGTGTCCTGAATTCCATAAAATTGAGTTTTACAAGAGCCGGCGACAGGCGCCGGCTCTTAATTATTTATTCTGTCCCTTATTGAAAGGGTTTAGGTTATGATACTATTTCAGGGCCGTAAACCAGCAACGAGGTACCGTTGGCATTCGCACGCAATGGAACGATGCCCATACGGGTATCAGCACTGGCCTTGTAACCATAATCGGTCGGGCTCTGGA